GCCCACGGCCAGCTTCACCAGCTCGGACGCGCCCCATGCCTGAATGGCGTGGTACACGACCCCGGTCTGCTTGGAGCTGCCCAGCTTGTTGACGGTGGCCTGCACACCCTCAGCGGGGATCTGCAGAGTGCCACCTAAATCCGCCGCCCAGTTCGGGATCTGGAAGGTGTCGCCCTTTGTGATGTTGGCGGTGATGACGGGGTTGGTGTCAACCAGGCCGCTGGTAAGGAATGCACTGCGAAGGGTGGTCTGCTCAGAGATGTAGTCCGAAAACGGATTGAGGATCTGAGCGTCCGCCCGGTAGGTGAAAGCCATTTGCTCTCAAAGGATGGGGAACGGATGGCCACAAGCCTGCGGGCGGCACAGCCGGCCCAGTTACAGATAGTGTGCCACAGATTGCCTTGCCGGAAAGCTAAGGCAGTCATTCAACGGTCATGGCGCGTACACGCAGCGGCGGCTCCTTACCCTCACGCGATGCGAAAGGTCGTTTCGCGTCCAAGGGTTCTGCCCGGATGTCCCGGTCCAATGCGGCATCCAAGGCAGGGCAGTCGTCTGCGTCAGCCAGAAAAGAAAAGGCCCAATACAACCGTGACGAGTCTCGCGGCATCTCAATCGGCAAGCGTGACTATGCCGCTGTTGATCGCCGCCATAAGCGGGCAGTAGCTGCCAAAAACACCAAAGCCGGCAAGCCTGCCGTTTCCACAGCCAAGGGACTGGCTGTGAAACCGAAAGGCCCGCTGGCTGGCGTCCGCCGGGCTGCGTTCAAGGCCGTGGCCAAGGTTCAGCGTGCGGTGCGTGGCAAGGATTCCAGGGGCAAGAAACTGCCTCGCTGGGCCGCCTAACCCCTTGCGTTGATGGCGTCGGCTTCACTCTTGAGCTGAGCCGCCAACAGCGGATTGATCCGCACCAAGCGGTCCTGTTCGGTGAGGTTGTAGGACGCCCGCACCCACGGGTTGTTGGTGCCGGTGGGCAGGGAGGTGGCAACACTGCCTCCCACAGGTGCCCCGGTGCCTCGGGCCTGGGGTTCCTTCAGGTAGTGGCGGGGGAGGTTGGCACGTGCCCAGTCGGCAATGGGGATCCGCTCCAGGCCATTCACCACCACGGGGCCTGATGCGCCGTGCTCGATCTGCTCAGGCTTGAGTTTGCCGGTGGCAAACACGTCGTCCGGGTCGTGGACGATTTTTGACAGCTCAGAGGATGCGGGGCTGATCAGCTCCAGATCACGGATCCTGGCCTGTAGCCGCTCGATCTCGCGCTTCAGGGCTGCGGTGTCATTGTCGTACTGCTGTTGCAGCTGCAGGCGCAGCTCAGCGAAGTTGCCCTCCGCTTCCAGCTTGGCTTGCTCAGTCTTGCGGCGAAACTCGATCAGCTCCTGAACGTCCACGCCGTCCGGGATGCTTGAGGCCTTGGCCTTGGCCTTCTTGGCCTCGTCCAGAAGCTCCCTGTTCTTGGCGCGGAGGCGCTCGAGTTCTTCGGCAGCGGTGTCGGTGCTGGGGGTTTGCTCCACAGGAGCAGATGATTCAGACATGCCCACAGGGCTGGTGTGCCCCGTAGGTTGCCCGGATTAGCTCACGGCTTCTTCTGCGTCGGGAGGCAACAGTAGAAGACGAGCGTAACTAGCAGACTGATTGCCAAAGCAACCGGCGGCACTAACAGCGGCGGAATCATGGCTTGGCGGTGGTGCGGACCCCCATGCTACTCCCAAACCCCTAGGTCGGCAGCTCGTTCATGCCTGCCTGCAGCATCTGCTCCTGCTGCTGCAGCCGTGCCTGCTGCTGCGCCTCCGTGGCCTGCAGTTCTTCCTGCAGCTCGAACTCGTCACCCATCCATCCGCCCTTGTCCAGCAGGCTCAGCAGCTTCTCCTGCGTGATGCTGCCGTTCAGGTTGAGGGCAATGAGCTGGGCCACCTCGGTGGGATCCAGGCGCTGGGCCAGGAAGTCGCGGGACAGTTCGCAGGAGCCTGCCGGCAGTCCGAGGTAGTCGGCATGGAACTGCAGGCAGTTATCAATGCAGTCCTGAAGCTGCAGCGCAAACACCTGCAGTGCCGCATCCCCTTGCGACCGATCAATCGCCTTGCTGGTGGCCGTCTCCGCTGCCAGCTTCTGCGGCATCACCGTCGCCAATCCCAGCTGCGCAATCTGCTGCTGGATCAGCTCCAGATGCTGGAACTGGTACTGGTAGGACGTGCCAGCCGGCTCGATGAACTCGGCGCGGGCATCCACGGGCCAGGTAGTGGCAGCTTCGGGGCCGGCTTCGATCTCTTCGATCTCGGCACTGGCGCCGAAGATCATGAGCCGGGGCACGGCGGCTAGGTGCAGTTGGTTGGCCAGGTCGCTGCTGCGCTGGTAGGCCTGCAGGTTCAGGTGGGCGATCTCTTCCAGCGGCGGACGCGATTCGAGGGTGCCGAGTTGCTCGGCGTAGCACGCGCTGAACGGGATGTAGCCCAGGGTGGTCGTGCCGTTGGCGGTTTCCACCCAGTCTTGGCCCTTGGATGCGCGACGGGTGAAGACGCGGTATGCCCCAGGCTCCAGCACCCGCACCTCTTCCACCTGTTCCTCACCGAAGTCGCCATAGGGCGCGGTGTAGGTGTTGTAAAGCCGCAGCTGGGTCAGGGTGCCACCGTTGCCGCCGGTTTCAGTGCGCCAGCCGATGATCTGCCGGGGCTCATAGGCGATCCAGTACGGCCGGGGAGACGGCGTGCCGTCAATGTCGGCCGGGTAGTCCACGAGGATGCCCATGTGGCCCCAGCGCAGGGCCTTACGGGCAAGGCTGCCCAGGAACCGCTGGAGGTCGTTGCCCTGCTGGTCTACGTCGTAGAGGTGCTCCAGGATCTGATCCACCACGCCGTCCAACTTGAGCGGGACGCGGGTGAGCATCCCGGCCAGCATGGACTCCATCCGCTGCAGGTACGGCGGGCAGACAGATCCCTTGAGCCGGCGCTGATAGGACTCGTCTGATTCGCGGGGCTCCTGCGGCAGCCATGTGGTCCCGGCACCCTGCATCCCGAGGGTGCCGCCGTGGAGGGCCTCGATTAGCCGCCAGCGGGGTTCCTGCCGTGTCCATGCGGCGGAAGGCTGCCAGACCTGCCAATCGTTGACGGATGCGGCGGTGGTGCCAGGGGCAGCGATGACGCCGGAGGCTTGATAGCGACTTGGCAACAAGTATCCAGCGGCCATGACTCAGAGCTTTTGGATAGGTTGCCCCGGGTCAGTACAGGCGGATGCTTCCGACCTTCCGCCCGGCCTGCGCGTTCTCCACGGCCCTGATGCGGTGGACGATGTAGCCCAACGCGTCGTTCATGTGGTCATAGCCTCCCTCTTTGTCTGGCTCCCCTTTCTCGTTCCAGCTCTGCAGCTCCAGGCACTCGATCGTTTTAGGGCAATTAGGGGACACGAATAAATGCACCTCGCCCAAGCCGTTCTCCAATGCAGCCTGCACAGCGGCCACGCGGTCACGCACCGGGGGGTTGGCCGAGGGTGCCATGTTGCTGAAGCCGTAGCCCTCAAGGATGGCCACATCGCTGCGGGTGGCGTTGGTGGTGCGCTTGGCGCCTGAGGCGTCGGGGTAGGCCAGGATCCGGTGATCTGGGTAGCGCTCGCGGACCTTGCGGGCCAGGTCGTCGGTGTCGTGGGCCTCTGCGATCTCGTCAAAGATCCAGAGATCCGGGCCACGGCGCAGGGCAAGACAGCCGTGCATGTTGCCCACGTTGAAGTCCACGCCCAGCAGGATGGTTTCATCCGCGCAGGGTTTGCCGGCGGTCTGGTGCTGGTAAGGCCTGCCGAAGCGATCCTCCAGCAGGGGCAGATCACGCACGTGCTTGGTGCGATCGAAGCGGTCGTAGACCTGCCCGGTGGTGAGGTTGACCCATTGGCCCATCACATAGGCCTGCACCAGCTGCGGCGGGTAGTTGGCCTCTAGGGAGGGGATGAAGTCTGCGGGCAGGTGGGGGTTGTCGTAGCTGCTGCCACGGATCAGGGCGGTGTCGGCGCCGGCGTTTTTCTCGAATGTTTCGTAAGCCCACCCCCAGCCCTCAGGCGTCGTTGCCGCGTAGAACTGCCGCACGTTGCCAGCCCGCAAGCGTGCCAGTGCCATGCGTGTGGCCTGCTCTGCGGTGCGTTTGTTGGCAGTGTCTGCTTCATCGAATCCGATGGCGCAAAGGTTCTGGCCGCGGATGCGGTTCCAGGTTTCCATCGTGCGCAACAGGATTGTGTGGGAGCCTTCCGCGAAGGTCAGGACGTACTCAGGCAGCGGCGACACCCTGAACGTGAAGGGCACCCCGTACTCTTCCAGCAGATCATCCATGGTGCGCTGGAGGATGTCCCGAAGCATGGGTGACACGGGCTCGAAGAGTGCCGAGACGTGGCCGATGTTGAGGGCCGCCATGGTGATGGCCTTGGCCACCAGCGCATGGGTCTTGCCTGCCCCGAAGCCGCAGACCAGGCCGAGCTTGCGGGCTTCCAGGTTGTCGCAGAAGGCGAGCTGGTGACGCAGGAGGGTGGGCCTCATGCGAGCCAGCACCTCGGCCGTGCTGGGGGCAGCTACTGAGGCAACAACAGCAGGGGGCATCAGGACGTGCCCGGCCCGCTCCTGCTGCAGGATGCTCATGAGCAGAGCTGCGCGAGCTTGGCTGCGGTGTTGATGGCGCCAAGGGCGATGTGGAACTGTCCAGCCTGGCGGGCTTCAACTTGGAGGGTGGAGCATTGGGACAGAAGATCGGCGATCATCTGCGGCCGTTCAATGTCCCAGTCGGCTCGGATTTGGTCGCGTGCGAGGGCTAGGTAGGAGTCGCAGGTGCGGACCGACACCCCCCAGTTCTCGGCGGCATAGCGAACGCAGTCGGAACGTCTGCCACCGTTGGCAATGATGCGCGCGAACTCTGCCGCACGCATCAGGGTTTCCGCTTGACAGGTATCAGCGGCTGCCATTTGTTATCTCAGGCGTCGCCTTCTTCTTCAGTTTCCCCGTCATCCTCAGCGTAGAGGGCGAGGTCAGCGTCTGCCCGTTCCAGGATGAGGGAGACGTAGGGGAAGGCGTCTTCGGCGGTGATGGGGTAGCCGAGGTCGCGGAAGGCTTGGGATACGACGGCAAGGGCGGTAGCGACTTCGGTGGAGGCGTCCTGGAGGAAGTCGGGCGCTGCGTCGATGAGGTCGGGGAGGGTCATGGCGGTGGTGGTGCGGTTTGTGAGTCGAAGGAATGTTAGTCCAGAACGGCGATGGTGCCGCTGCTGGCTAGGGATGCCATGCGGACGACGGCATCGTCCACGTTGTCGGCGGGGAGTTCAGCGAGGCGGTCGCGGCCGTTGAAGATCCAGAGCACCAGGACGGTCACTCCGGTGGAGAGGTCGTCGGGGTGGATGACGAGATCGGTGACGGAGTAGGTGGTGACGATGGCGTTAGCGATCTGGGCAGCGACTTCGATGGTGGTCTGCTGGGGCCACGGGAGGCAGATGGGGCAGCCCGATAGGGGGTGAAAGCCTGTGAGTGCCCAGGTGTGGAGCTGTGGTGCGTGGGAGGTTGCCATCGCGTCAGAGAGCTTTGAGTGGCTTGCCCACGACGATGCGGGAGGCGTCGGCGTTCGGGTGGTTGTTGGCGGCGAAGGTGCGTGCCTGGCGGGTCGAGGTTGCGCGGATGGTGGCTTTGACGGTGGGCGCGTTCAGCAGGGGGATGACCACCGGATAAAGCCTGGCCGTGGGGTCGGAGGTGCGTGAGATGCCTTCGCCGAAGCGTGCGGACATGTCTTCGGCACGGTCAATCAGGGAGGGGAGCTTGACGCGGGCCTCGGTTGCCCAGTCATCGGGGCAGAGGTTGGAGATGCCTGCGGGTTTGGTGTCGGTCATTGGTAGCAGAGGGCAAGAACCAGGCAGTTGACGAGGGTGATCCAAAGGAGTCGTTCGATGGTGCTCATTTGGAGTTGAGCCAGGCGAGGTAGGCAGCGTGGTCAAAGGAGCCGTCTGGGAGCTCGAAGGGGGGCGGGGGGGTGGGGACGGCTGGGGAGTGGAAGCGGTGCAGGGCATGAAGGGCATGGAGGTGAGTCCAGACCTCAGGGGCGGGGGTCTTGTCGGTCATGGCGTTGTGTGAGCTGGAGGATGGTGAGGCCGAGGCAGAGGCCGGCGAGGTAGGCAACTAGGAGGGCAGAGCTGATCACGGATGCCTCAGTCGGATTCACGGAGAGACTTGAGCCGTTCGCCGGATGCGATGCGGCGTGCCTTCTCTTGTTCGGTCAGAAACTGGTCTTCGGCAGAGCCGGGCTGGAGCTTGAGCAGCAACGCGACACCCTTGGCTTCCATAAGCGGGTAGTCCACTTCGTAGCCGCCGCCAGAGATCTGGGTGGCTTTGGTGTAGTTGGGATTGCGCTTGACGAGCTGGAGGAAGACAGATCGGCGCGTGGTGTAGAAGCTGACGGTTTTCTCGGTGTGGTTGATCTGAACGGTGGTTTCTTGGATGTCAAAGGTCATGGGTGTCTGTGCGGTGGGTGCGGTTTGCAGGGTTTGAGCCCACAGAACGGGGGCTAGAAGGGCCAGTCGGATGGGTCTGGCGTGGTTGGTACGGGGGCAGGGGGCTCAGGGGCCTTCTCGGGGCCGCTGGCGGCCTCTGCGGTGGGTCTGGGAATCGGAGGGGAGTCCAGCAACAGATTGCGGTGCTGGATGCCCTGGTAGCCGTGAGGGAACGCTCGGTGCTGAACGCGGGTGTTATCGCGGAAGCCTGGGGAGGGTGTGCCGAGGTCTGAGAGGGTCCACCAGCCGTTGTTGATGCCGCGCTGCAGGAGGGTGCGGACGGCCGCGGTGTCGAAGGCGGACTTCACAGCAGGCCTTCCAGCAGGTGGACGGTCCCGGTCAGGGCAGGCGCTGGCGTTGGATCGCCGGCCAAGGGCACCGGGGGATGGAAGGCGCCGGGCAGTGCCATGCGCTGGGCCAGGTCCGGCTTAAGGCCCCAGTCGAAAGCGGGCATCCCGTCGCGGACCCGGTACAGGTACCGCAGGAGCTGCATCTCAATGCTCAGCTCTTTGTCTGGCGCGGGGTCCATGCGGCGCTGGGCGATGGCAAAGGCCCACATGGAGTCGGACACCTGATCGCGGACGGATTCCGGGAGGGTGAGCCAGAGGAACTTTGCCTCGTCGTCTTCCAGCCGTTTGCCGTAGGGCAGGGATGCGGCCAGGGCGCGGAGGCCAAGGGTGAAGGTGGTGCTATTCACCAGCTGCCTCCCCTGCAGAGCTGCTCCAGGGTTGGCATGGCATCCATCTCGGCGCCGAGCTGCTCCAGCGACTTGCGCTGCGGGTAGTTGCGATGCTCTGGCTTGGGGGGGTACACGTCGGGCCAGCCAGCAGTGATAGAAGCCTCAAGAGATCGGCGGCGCTCGTCCGGGGTCCACTTGCGGAGGTTGCGGCAGACGCGTTCAAAGACCTTGGCGCTGTGTACGCCTTTCTTGTGGAACCAGAACTCAGGCAGCAGCTGCTGGCAGTCGAGCAGGTCCATGGGGACCGCATCGTCTGGGAGCCGCTTCGATGCGAAGGGGTCACGGGGTTTGGTGGTGGCGGTGCGTTGCCCCTTGGCCTTGGAAGCCGAAGGGGCTGCAGGCAGCGTAACCGGCTCCGGGTCGGGAAAGGGGGGTAAGGGGGGTTTGGATTTATTTGTTCTTAGTTCACTTTGTAGAGTGTTGTCTTTGTAATAGGACGGGTTTTCCGTCGCCGGATAATCCGTCGCCGGATTTCCAGTCCGTGGATAAACCGCAGGCTGTGACTGGGTTTGTTCCATGGACGGGTTTTCCGTCGCCGGATAAGCCGTCCGTGGTTCCGGCGGCATTCGTTCGGGCTGTTGCCTGGTGTCCCACACCTCCCAGATGGCATGGCTGACGGTGCCATCACGGCCACGGATGGACGTGCGGCGGACGTAGCCGTGGGCCTCCAGCTCGCGCACGATCTGGCGCAGATGG